TGTCTTACTACTCGCACTAAGGGTAATTGACCCTACGCCATTACAAAGTTTACGTGGTCAAGTTTTTGACAGTTACCAACAATTAGATGAATTAGTACAAAGCGATGATGTTGTACTACTTAACTTTGGCGAAAATACTCTAGCAACTTACGGCCAATATCCTTTTCCCAGGCAGTATTATGCTCAACTAATTGTAGATGTTGCAAGTAAAAATAGTGGAGTTGTGGGTTGGACTATTATGTTTCCAGAAAAAGATCGTTTTGGAGGAGACCCTACTTTTGCTAGTTTTTTAGAACAAAATAAAGTTAATGTTCCTGGAGCAAGAAGAAATCCGATTAACTACAATGTACTAAGCCAAACACCTAGTGTTAAAGGTATAAAAACATCTGGACCTCATATAGGCACCGGCACAATTGGTCCTGTACCAGCAAAAGATTATTTGTTAAAATGGCCCAACTTGGTTACCAATGTTCCTATATTAGAATCAATGGCAAATGGAAAAGGAGTAAATGCTTCTGCACCACAGCCAGACAATCAAACAAGAACATACCCACTAGCAATTACTGTGGGTGAGAAAATATACCCCTCTTTTGCTGTGGAAATGTTGAGAGTTAAAACAGGTAATAAAAGTTATATAGTTAAAACAAGTGAAATAGGAATACAGGAAGTTGCTGTAAAAGGATTCGAACCTATTATTACTCAACCAGACGGCACAGCATATATACGTTTTAATAATAGTTTTGAAACTATAGAATATACAGGAGCAGACAGCATACCAGATTTAGCAGGTAAAATGGTGATAGTGGGTGTTACAGCAGAAGGTATAGCAAACCCTGTACCTACACCTAGAGGAAACTTATATCCACAAGAGATACAAGCTCATATGCTACAGAACTTTATAGATGGTAGTAACATAACACGAAGTCAGTTAAGTGCCATCACAGAGCTTCTCATAGGGTTACTGACTATGGTACTTGTTGCTTTAGCAGTATATAGATTACCTTTACTACTAACGGCACCTATTGCCTTAGCGATTTTAGGCGGTATAGCATATTATAGTGTAAGACAATACACAGGTAGTTTAGTACTAGTAGACGCAACATTTCCTGTTCTAAGTGGCTTTTTAGTTTTTACACAGGCGGCATTTAATAACTTTTATAAACAGTTTAAATTACGTGAACAAATTAAGAAACAATTCGAACATTACCTTGCACCAGCCATGGTTAAAAAGTTACAAAAAGATCCAAGCCTATTACGTTTAGGTGGAGACACAAGAACAATGACATATTTGTTCTCAGACATTCGTGGGTTTACTCCCATATCGGAACAGTTTAAAACAGACCCACAAGGGTTAGGTAAACTTATAAACAGATATATGACCCCAATGACTGATTTAGTTATGCGTAAAGAAGGCACAATAGACAAGTATATAGGTGATGCCTTAATGGCGATATGGAATGCTCCACTTGATGTTGATAACCATGCTCAGTTGGCAATCGAAACAGCACAGGAAATGGAAACAGAATTAGCAACTCTCAATAAAGAACTTAAAGCAGATGGCTTAATGGAGTTAGGTGTTGGTATAGGTATTAACACAGGCGATGCTGTAGTAGGTAACATGGGTAGTAATCAACGTTTTGATTACACCGTATTAGGTGATAGTGTAAACTTAGCGGCACGTTTAGAAGCACAGACAAAAGAGTATGGTGTGTTCTTTATGTTTACAGAGCATACACTAAAACAAATACCAATACCGGAAAATTTAGTAATGCTGGATAAAATTGCAGTTAAAGGACAAACAGCACCAGTAACAATTTATACTATATTGCAAGATCATAAGTATGCAAGAGTAGTAAACAGAATGGTTGATGCATATCAAAATAGAGCATGGGCAGAGTGTTCTAATCAACTAGAAATAATTAAAGATCATAAATGGAACGATACCCTTGCAGATCTTTATGCAGTAAGAATCAAACAACCTATGCCTAAAGGCGAATGGGACGGAGTTGAACGCAAAACAACCAAGTGATAAATAATAATATGGCACAGGATAATATACAGCAAAAAGAAGAAGAAGTTTTAATTAAAGTTAGTCTATGGGCTAAGATAAAACATTGGTGGCGTACACTTATAAGAGAAGAGTGGGAAATCACTGTTTTCTTTCCTGGTGATCTTAAAATATTACCAGATGGAACGACAATACAAAAAGATGCGCCTAAGACATATCGTGCTAAAAAAATTAAAAAAATAACAACCAAACATATTATCTTTACAGATTTATTAGGCGTAAAACACGAAATTAAAGTAGTTAATCCTGTTGGCTATGATGTAAGAAAGATTTATTAATTATTCGTCTGGTGACCAATCCTTTAGATTCCTAAAAAACATATAGTAATGTCTGAAATCCTTCAGTTGCTGTTTAGCATGGAAAAGTTCTAATGGAATTCCCTCACCATGATTTACTAATGGAAAATAATATCTTTTAATAATTCTTTCTAATTTTTTTGTATCGGCACCTAAGGCATCTAAAATTATATTATTAAAAAGACGGTCAGTAATCAGATCAACTAGCCAATAATGATGAGGATTATCTGGATTATATCTTCTAATTACTTCTCTAGATTCGTAAAATAGTCCTCTAATAGGATTCATACCTGGTCTGTAAGATTGCATAATTTCTTTGAATCTAAAACTTTCATGCTCTGTAGACATGTTTTTCATTACACGAGCATAATCTTTTTTCATTGCTTCTTTTAAAGATTCGATATTTTCACCAATATTCTGATGATACTGTTTTAAGAGTCTATCAAATATTTTTTTGTACTTTGTGGGTAACTGTTCATAGTAGACCTCCTGGATTTGGTCTATTTCTATGGCACCTTCTAGTAGTGTATGTGGGATTGTTTTAGTTCTTTGAAACTTGTCTAGTTCGGTTGTTATCCGCAAAATAACAAAATCTATTATTTCGCCTTTGCTCATATCGAGTATTTATCAAGAATTTATTTGTAGTATAGTGTGTAGTTTTTCTGTGCCACCGTTTTTATGTAAGGTAATTTTTGCTCCATTATGTAATGGCTTAGGCCATTGACCTATGTCTACCCAGGCATAACCAGCACTCTCTCCATTAAGTTTTGGTGGCTGGAACTCCTGTTCTACTACATATACAAAACTGTAATAGTAAAAGTTTTTGTCGCTACTTTGATATACATCTATTGGATTTAGTTTTTGTAGTTCTGGAACGAACCCGATTTCTTCTTCTAATTCTCGTTGTATACATTGATAAGGAGATTCTCCTGTTTCAATTATACCTCCCCAAAAACCCCATGTGTGATTAAATCGTTTATTGCCCTCTCTGAGTTGCAACATACATCTTCCTGTGTCTTTGGCTAGGAATACTACTCCTGCCGCTGTTATTGTCATCTTAAAGTGTTAATCTCCAAAATCCTGGATTGTATTCTCCTTCATAACTACTTATCCAGGCTCCGTCAGCCCACTTGTATTGACTGGTAGTAAATGTATTAATTATTTGTTGTTCTGTAGTATTTGCACTGGAGTCAAATACAACTATCCATTTAGAACCGTTGTATTGTATAATGTCATTTGCAGAAGCATCGACATTCCAATTTGGATATCCTGTTGCAGATATGTCTTCAGTAATTAAATATCTCTGATCAACTGATGCCGCGGCTAAAGTTCCGTCTCCAGGATAAGAATCTCTTGGATCTATAATTTTATCTACTGCGGTTAATGTTGTTGAGGGTAATGTTTCTTTATCTATATTAAAAATTAAGGAAGTCTCACTTAATGGATTAGCAGTTACAGTACCTATTACTTCGTTTAGTAGATCATCGCTATCTGTACCTATATTTAACTTTAATAAACTAGTTGCAGAAAGTTCTCCTACCATATCAATTATATCACTCCACTTTTGCGGAACCCCACTTGCGTCTACAAGGGTAGCACCGCTACCTACTATTTGTATATAATAATCATTTGGTGTAACAACTATTTCCGCAGTTTCTTCGACATTACCAAAGAAGTCGCCGTAGTCTTCACTAAAGCCTAAACCTTCTACACTATTAGTTGAATGTACATCTGCTATAATACGTTGTATGATACTTTGTCTTTTAACTTTTGCTGGAGGACTTATCCAAATAGGTATTGCAAATGTTAAAGTAGATATATCTAAATTTTCATCAACACCTGCAGGTATGCCTCTACTACTCCATGCGATATCTGTAAGTTCTACCTCAAATACACTAGACCAATCTAATGGATTATCATTACTTTGTAATTGAATACTGGGATTGAATAAAACAAATATTTGTTCTAGAACCTGTAGTTTAGTATCTGTATTAGTAGTCCATATATCTACTTGAAGTGTCATATTAAATGGAACAGGCATATACCTTTGCGTAGTAAATAAATTACCTTGTTCAGATGTATATTTTCCTTGTACAGAATCCCATTCTCTTTCTGCAACTTGATTGGTATCAACTAAGAATGGTTCATGTGTTCTATCTCTTGCCGGCTGTATACTAGCAATATTTACACTTATAAAAGGTGCAGAGTTTATTATGTTTTCTGAATTGTTTCTTAAAATACTAGCAACCATTCTGTTTGCATCACCGTATCTTGCAGGTACACGATTATATTTTACGCCTTTTTTAGTATTCTCTCTTACTTTAAAATTAGAGAATATTCGTATGAGCTGAATTAGATATCTTTTTATCTGCTCATCATACCAATAATCTAAATTTTTTCCTGCCATTTTATTCTTCTTCCAAATCTATTTTGTTTTGTATGTTTCTAATAGCATCTTCAAATACTTCTTCTAATTCGTAAATAGCACTTTCTAAATTATTTTTTGCCTTGTAAACTTGATTGACATTATATTCGTCTAATTCCAGTCCGTGTTGTTCTGCTATATTAGAAAGATTGATGATAATTTCCATGTGCATATCTGCATATTTAATATTTTTTGTTTCTTTTCTTGCAGATTCTAAAGCACCTTGCAAATCATATAACTTGTCTTCTAATGGACTTA